ATACTAAATTTGATTACGAACTTACCAGATCATGTGCTGTGATCAATCATAGGGTTATTGGTGGTATATCTAAACTGTTCAACTTTTTTACCAGCACAGTGGTTTGTGATAGTATCATATCATACGCAGATCGGAGATTTGGTGAGGGAAATGGGTATGAACAAATAGGTTTTTCATTATTACATGAAACATCTCCAAACTATCATTATTTCTTACCCAATGGGCCGTTATTATCCAGAGTGATGTTTCAGAAGCATAAACTGAAATCGAAACTTATAACATTCGATTCCGACCTGACAGAATGGGAAAACATGCAAGCCAATAATTACAACCGGGTTTGGGATTGTGGAAATAATGTGTATGCGTGGACCCGTTAATTCCCACCGTCTAACTCAATATTGATGTTCATAGTATCAACTATATTCAGTTCAATGTATTGAAGTTTGGCGGAGGTAGTTACTGCGTTTTCGTTTGGTGCTGGGACAATTTCCAACTCCAACAATCTTACTCTGGGGTCAAAATCGAACACAGCTTGTAAATCGGTACGAATAATATCCAATGTTTCTTCGTCAAGCGGTTCGAACACCATATCAGGAATTCTAGTTCCAAAAGTTGGCATCATGATTCGGTCACCACGGCGGGTAAAGATATGGTTGAGTAGATCAAGCTTAACTAATTCAACATCTACTATTTTAAATGTTCCTTTGCTCTGAAACTCGAACGACGAAAACCCAACATAACGTCCCTTTTTAAGCATCTGTACCTTCCCCTTAGAAGTGTTGTTGTGACTATTGTCGTATTTATTCAATGGTCAAGTGTGAACTTACCGCCGCCAATTTTCGCCTCTCGGGATGGTTTCACCATGCTCAACTCTTCCACACGAATCACTATCCTTCTCAAATTCCACTTCCTGTTCAGGTGCTTGATCCTGATCAGCCTTGTCCTTTTTATACATAACTCGGGGCCACGGCTCATGTTTAGGTTCACGGTTTGGAAGGTTTGCGTCGTTGGGTTCTTCCATTACAGGCTTGACAGCTGGGGTTGCTGGTGGTCCGTTGAAATGAATTACAGATGCTGATGCTGTCATTCCACCACTAGATTTGAGATCCATTGATCCACCTGAAGCAGTAACAGCAACGTTCTTATCTCCTGTAACTTGTACATTTCCTTGGGATTGTATGAATATATCTTTTTTAGTTTTAATATGCATTTCATCTTCAACTGATTCTTTGTAGATTTTCTTTTTTGCATATTCGTAAGTATTCCCGTCCGTTTTAGTGACAATGTCTTTCTTTGCACGAAATCGGAGCTCCTCATCTGTCTGAAGGTGGATACCTTTCTTACCATACATTCGGATCGTTTCATCAGATGTGATGTTCAAATCGTTTTCACTGTGAATTGAGATACGCCTTTCGGAATATATATCAATATTACCATTACGATCCATTTCAATCCAATTTGCCCCCTCGGGGGTAGATACGTAAATTCTTTCATTGGTGTCATCCAGGATGATTTGGTTTCCAGACGTGGTGCGGATACGTATCCGACCGTTCTGCTTTCTATCATCCAACGAAATAGAATGGAATCCAGGTGTGGAAAGTGTATATGTTTGAGAATCTAAATTATCTTCCTCATAATCTGTGTTATAATTGCTTTCATGTCGAGAGATTTCATATCCTTGCCGGTGCCCCTTTTCATTATCGTCTGCTAAACCTGTTTCAGCTTTCCCCAAGTTTCGGTCGCGGACTGCTGATACTGTAAAATCAGCTGCTCTAGTTTTGAACTCTTTAGAATCAAGTTCGTCATTAAATGCAATATTCAAATTATCATAGTATGGTTGGATGAAAGTACCTGATGAAGAGTGGGGTCCTTGGATATTTTCGCCACCATTGAATCGCCCATGTGGCATTGTGTGTGGTGAGTATTGACTAAAGATACATCCCAACCACAATCGATGCATTGGGTCCCCGTCCAAACAAGCAACTAACACATTAGCCCCCACTTTGGGTATTGCCCACAATCCATACGCGACACTTCCTGTGTTTGAGTTAGTCGGGTTGATTTCAGGACCACGAGCACCTCCACCATTAGAACCACCAAAAGGTGTTACATACGTCGCCCATGGAATGTCAGTAATTGGCATATCAGGATTTTCCCCCCAGGCTGAGCATCTAACTCGTAGTCGCCCCATTTGTTGTGGATCTCCTGCATCCACAACAACTCCAACCGTTAAGGTGGTGTATTCCATATCATCTGTGGCTCTCAACACTTGATCGAAAAAACTCATTTAACAATCCTTCTTCTTTTGTGGATCTGCGTTTGCATCACTTGGTACATCTTTGGCTGATTTATTTTTCTTATTGGTTCCGGATGGTGTACCGTCCTTATCAGAGGTATCCCCATCTACTTTTGCGCCAGGTGTAAGTTCTGGAGGTTTAGGCAATATTGAGGGAACTTCGTTTTCTGTTGGAAGACTAATCATCTCCAAGTCCTGTGTAAACGCACCACTTTCAAAAATACTCTCAACGGAAAAAATATAATAATGTCCCTGAAACCAAAACGGTTCTTGTGTGAAATCTGTTACAGAATCCGAAGCAGGCATAAAAACTTTAATTTTGCACAGGGGCGGAACTTTATCGTAGTCTTTAATTACACCACCATCTTCTCCATATGGGGTTGGTGTGTTATTAATGGCGTCCGATGGGTATCTGATTAAATTTGCCAGGAATGCAGGATTTCCGGCAATGGTTATCTTGGTGTCTAACCCTTCTATGCTTGCAAATCTTGACATCATTTGTTGAAAGTTTGTTGACCCAGTAGGATCCTTCGTGTGTTTGGTTAATGTTCGTGTGTCCAACTTTGCAAATGGAATAATTGTTTTTGTTTTTTGTTTAGTCGAAGCAGGTTGAGCTGATTGGGCGATTGTTGCCTTGTTGCCATCATTAGTGTTTTCGGGTTTGTCGGCTACATTGTTAGTAGGTTCCATCGACATAACAAATAACAACCCCATAGCCATCTTAATGTCGAAGTCTAAGATATCAATGTTTTTTCCTGAAAATATATATTCCAGATTCAATACATTACCTGGTTCTTCGAGAGACGGGTCACCCGTTGCAACCTTCTCAAATACGGTTAACGGAACTTTATATTGAGTGATCACATATGTGATGAGAATTTGATCTGCAGATGGTTGCACAATTGTGTTGATTTTAAACGCTTTGCGAGTACCAGCGGGGTTATTTCCATCATCTACGACCTGTTTCGAGTAGTTCATTAGCCGTTCAATAGCTGTTTCCATTGTCTCATTCTTTGCAAATTTTATTATGCCATTGTTTTCCCCAGTTTCAGTAATTTGATCCTTTATTAAGTCTAATTTATATGCATCTGATGTATACGGCTCATTTAATTTAATTGCGTATTTGACTTCTTTGGGAGTTATGCTCGGTATTTCCTTTTTCACACATTCTAAATATTTTTGGTAGGCAGTATCAATCGCTGAAATTAACGCTGACATAGCATCTTGTAACGTGGCATCTTTCTTCGTGACGTTTATTGAGGCTATGTTCTGGACTGCGGTGCTGTATTCCGGTGTATATGATGTTCCATTGACTAATGGCGACAACGTCAAAACGTATTTGGCACCTGTTGTGTCGAATGCTGCAGTTAAATCATACAGTGTCATTAGTGAGGCAGGTATGTCAGTAATTTCCTCATCTTGACCAGTATTAGAATATCCAACAAAAATAGTCTTAAGCGCAAACACAGCGCTTGCCGGATCGATGTTATATTTATTATAGAATTTGTTTAACTCATTTAGGAACCGGACACCCCTGGGTTCTTGGATATGTATTTCAGCTTCCATTAAAATTGTACCGTGATAGTGTTCGCCTGGTACCGATGGAGCTATAACTGATGCTAATTTTACATATGTTGCAACGTATTGAGCATTCTTCCGGCCATCAAACAAGACTGTGACACCGTCCGTACTACCATCAAAAGTTGACGATTTGGCCCACAGTTCAGCGTTGTCAGCACTGTTGCACAGGGCTAGGACGTGGTGGTATGAATATGTTCTATACTTTGCTAATTTGTTTACGGGTGTTGACATCTATACAACCTTTCCACCAGTTTGGTTTATTAATATTTCTCTGGCCACCCTCGATGGGGTTGGCAATCGGATTGTGTTTCCGGTTACAAATTCTGTAATAATATCTATGATTGTATTATACTGCAGTACTAACCATATCAAATCTCTGTTGCCATACATAACAAAGGCGACCTTATCTGGTCGGTGATGATATTCAGGGGTTATCTCGAATGTGATATCATCGTCTGCAAAAAGCATTTCTTTTCGCTCCCACCAACCCAACCGTTGGGATAAACGATCTGTATCACCGCCTTGAACGTAACGTGAATTGCTTTGATCTGTTGAGTTTGAAGTTGTCACAAGTTATCCTTTAAAAGTTTTTTAACGTTCCAGCTCGATAATCAGAAAGACTAAATTCTTCATATTCGGTTGGAGAGTGTGTTTCTGTTAAGTTTAAGTCGATCGTCATTAATGTTGGGAACGGATCACCAGTTTCTGTATTGATATAATCAACATCACTTGGATATGGAATGCTTAATTGATTAATTACAACGGGTATTCTGTGTAGGTTTCCTGATTTGGAAAAATCTGTATCTGCTCGCTTCCCACCCGACTGAGCAAAAGCGGATAGAAATAATACCTCTGGTGGTGCGCCGAAGGCGGGTTCATCCCCATTACCACTCACATCTTGACCAAAATGCGGCATTGTCCATGCTCGGAGAACGTTTAGTAGATCCAAGTTATCTTGGGCTTCTTTGTTTGTTCGAGAGAAGATTTTGATATTACTAATGTTAAAGGCCCGTGAAGATGTGTTCTGATATGTTAGAATATTACCAGGCATGTGGACTGGGTCCAGTGATTTATAGTTCACGTTCCGGTTCTCGATAAAGTCAGGCACTGCTCTAAATACAACCTTGTAGCTTGTTTTTGACCCTTCAAGCCGCACCTTATACAAGCTATCTGGTGTTGTTTCATCATAAAAAGACTTACCACCCAATGACATACTATTCTCCTAATCCTGGTTACCACACTATATTACATATTTATAATATGTTGACCTTCGGATATATTGTCTATATAATCACTAAAATTGATAATAATTATAATAATTAGTCCTTCATGATATATGATATGTAATATCAGACGGGGCTACAATTTAGGTGGAGCCCTCTATGGCTAAAGTATCAGAAAAAACTAAAAAAGCCCAGGAAGAGATTTTAGAAGAGTCTGCGAAAACGAAGGTAGTCAAGAAGAAGGTAGTCAAGAAGAAGGTAGTCAAGAAGAAAAGAAAAGTAAATTATTTAAATAACAAAGACTTACTTAAGCAGGTTATTCTAAGTAAAGAACAAGAAAAAATGACGGAGCGGTTGGCTCATATGCTTCAGACACTATGCATGCGTTATGCAAAGCGTGGGCAGTTTGCGGGATACACTTTCAACGAAGACATGCAGGCGTTCGCAATGATGATGATTGTGCGTACGTGGAATGCTTTTAATCCTGAGAAGAGTCAGAACCCGTTTGCATTCTATACCCAATGTATTAAGAACTCGTTTAGACAGTTTTTAAATCAAGAGAAACGGCAGCGTGACATTCGTGATGAATTATTGGTCAGTAGTGGGCTTAGTCCATCACACACATATATGACTGAATATGAAACCCAACAGAACGCTGATAAACATCATACAGATGATGAGGAGGATTTTGGGGCAAATGTGTTGGAGGTGGTGAGTGAGGAGGACTGTGTGTCACCCTAATAACACGCTCGATCCGTGATTAATGAATAAGTTACAACGCCAAGTAATCCAGTTACTACATGATGGGATCTCAATACGAAAGAGAGATCCTATCACGTCTACCATCTATAATCAAATCTTATCCCAAACTGAAGATTGGCCGCATAACACTAAAATTCGAGAGCGAGTTTATATTATTGTTCAGGGTCTAAAAAAACCGTTAACATGTGAATGTGGGTCATTATTGCCATTCCTTGGCCCAACAAATGGATATCGTTCCTACTGTTCAGTTAAGTGTCGAGGATCGTCGGTTGCGTGGAGGATAAAACAGGAGCAATCGTTCCAAGAGAAGTATGGTGTTAATCGCCCCGCGCAACACTCT